GTTGATGTAGTAGAACCAATGGTGCCACTGAATTGTGGATTGGCCTGTTGTGTACCAGCAACGCCACCATATAGATTGGCCAATTGTTGTAGGTAATTCAATGGTGCTTGACTTGCTGTTAGGCCTGCCTGTGCGCCTGTTAGGCCAAGTTGTCCACCTTGTAGACCCAATGAACCCAAGCCTTGACCTGCTGTTAACTGTTGGTTGGTAATGTTGTTTAGGATTGAGCCAACTGCCTGTTGTTGTTGCAATTGATTTAGACCTGCCAGTTGTTGACCAGCCAAAGCCTGACGCGCAGAACCCAATTCTCCAGCTCCACCAAAGCCTGCACCTTGTGCTGCTAAATTCTGTTGATATTGTATCTGCGCAGGTGCCATGGCCGCATTGATTTCTGCCTGTTGATATGCAGGACTACTAATACCAGCAAGAGCATTGATACCTGTTGAATAAGCCCCAGCACCGCCCTGTCCCATGTTTTGACTGATAGCATTGCCAGTTTGTGCCAAATTGGTAGCGGCTTGATTAACACCACCTGCACTTTGATTATACAAGTTAGTAGCAGATCCAAGAGTTGAACCAAGTGCTTGCGCTGCTTGCGAACCCAATTGAGCTTGATTACCTATGTATTGTCCTTGTGTTCCGCTGATTACGGGGCTGGTAGTAGTAGTTCCACTAGTACTGGTTTTACCCTGATTATAACTCATACGTTGTATCCTTGTCTATTATGTATTTAACTTATTAAATTGACCAGTCGCCACTAGATTCAACTGGTGTGGTATCATACCAACCACCGTAATCCTCACCACCTGTGTATTCTGATCCTGGTGCCACAGGACTGATATTAAAATCACCAGGTCCTGTAAAGTCACCGCCACCGCCTAGGTTCAATGTGTTTAAATCTAGATTATTACCTGATGTATCTGTGATGCCACCTGTTGTTGAATCAACAGGATTATATCCCAATTCTGCATTGGTTGGGCCCATAGGCTCTGAACTGGGTAGTGTTGTAAATTGTGGTCCAGACACCACAGGACCTCCTCCAAATAAATTGTTCATGGTACTACTACCAGCACTACCAAATAATCTACTGGCCAACGATCCAGGAGCAAACATAGTGCTTGATGAATTTGGTGCAGATGCCGTGGTATGTTGTACAGGTGTTGTATATTGAGGTTGTGATACAGGTGTTGTATATTGAGGTTGTGATACAGGTGTTGTATATTGAGGTTGTGGTGTGCCTACAATACTGTTGACTATTCCAGTGCCAATTTGATTACCAATTGTTTGCTGAGGTGTTTGCATAGGTACAGCTGGACGCATGGCAGGTTGAGATACAGATGATCCAGGTAATGGTGTTGCCATTGGTGAACCATAAGAGGTAGTTGGCATTGATGATGGGGTAGAGGCTGGCGTACCAAACAAAAAACTCATTAATTCATTTTCAAATGAATTTGAATTTGATCCTGATGTACCTGTAGAACTTCCGCTTAGTTTGCCTTGGCTCATATTATTGCCCTGGTTTTACCAACATACCTGTTGGTGCCAATTGTGACAATGATAATCCTGCAGGAAGACCATTTGGTACAACTGGCATGGTCACTGGATTTGACATGTTTGGCATTGAATTTGTTGGATTAATAGTTTGTATGCTGGTTGGATTAACCAGATTACCTAAATTGGTTTGCAATGGTGTAGGAGTTGCCACAGGTTGGCCCATGGCATAACCTGGATTAACACCTGGTGAGGTCAAAGGTGTAAATTGTAAATTGCCTGGCGCAATAGTTGCGGCTTGTGCAGGTGCAGCACTGGAACTACTGCTGGAAGCCTTGTTGCTTAACAAATTTGACAATAGGGCGCCAACGCCAGCACCAGCGGCCAACATGCCCAAAGTACCTAATAAGCCACTACTGCCACTGGAACCGTTAGTACCTGGTTGTCCATAACCAGGTTGTCCATAACCAGGTTGTCCTGGTTGTGTAGTACCCAATTGTCTTGCGATAGCCTGATTTGCGGCCGCTGTAGTAGCAGGTGTAGATGGCAATGGATTACCATATTGGTCATATCCACCACTTTGATTTTGTTTCACAACATTGCCATTATGATCCACGGTAACAATATTACCATTGGCATCTGTGGTGGTTGTGGTATCTGTTGGAGTATACTGATATGGTGTAGACTTTTGTATCACATTACCATTGCTGTCAATCAATTGACCTTTGCTGTCGTATTGAACAGGTTGGCCTGTTGAATCAACTTGATTACCATAGATATCACTGTAACCAGTTGGCGAACCTGGATCTGGATACACACCTGTATTGGTACTGTAACCATACCCATTATCATATCCTGTACTAGTGCTTGTTCCAATATTGGTATTGGTATTGGTATTAGTACTGGTAGGATAGTTGCCATATGGATCAAATGCTGTACTATCATAATTGTTATAATTATATACAGGTGTTGTATCACCCCAGGTAGGAGCTATTGGTTGTGCATTATCATATGCAGAACCTGGATCTCCAATTGTTACATAACCCGTATTGTCTATTGTTTCATCCATAATTTTATCTTTCGCTATCTATATTTAACCCTATTGCATCCAACTGGGTTTGGTAGGCCACGCAATGTTGCGTGGAAATGTTGATTGTTGCGGTACATCCAATAACGCCTGTCTATATGCGGTTAATTCTTGTTGTTGTTCTGTGGTCAAACTTGCATAACGTATGGCATTGTAACTATCTATATTATCTTTAAGCAATTGATTGCGTAGATTACGCATGGCATCTACTGCTGTTATATTCATAACAGGAGCAACAAAATCAACGTCAGGAGGAATTAAATTAATATTTGACATTTGATTATCTCTTAAGGTTGGTCACAGCAATACTTTGATTGGTTACGTTAGAATAAAATACATAAACGTTTGCTGGATAGGTAGTAGTAACTGCGGCTGCTGCATAACCCCAATAATAAAAAGTTGATTCTGGAACACTGGCAGCTGTATAATTTATGCTAGTGCTGGTTACAAATTGATCTGGAAAAATTGTTTGTGTAAGATATGAAGGTGAATTAGCCACAAAGAAATTAAGAGGAGATTGTGTTATAGTAGTTGGTGGCAAATATGTAGCACCACCCAAAGTATAACTATATTTTATCATAGTAGCTGTAACATAAGGAGCAAATGCCACATTTGCTGTAATAGTACCTGATAATGCTATTTGTCCACTGAGAGTATTGTTGACAGTACTGGTAGTGGTTACAACATTATTTGTAAATACAGGAACAACAGTAACTGGTTCTGACCAATAATAATAAATTCCATCTGTGCCAGCGTAACTTAATTGTCTTGCACCAGTACCATAATTGCTAGTACTATATGATGTTCCTGTTTGTGTTACAGCATTGGCGCCAATGGTTGTTGTTTGTACAGTATTGGCATTTAAGGTAGCACTGGTAATTAAACCTTGCACATATAAATTTTGTCCAATATTTACGTTGCCACCAAAATAAGCATCGCCTACGTTGCTGGTCAACCAAAAACCATAACCTGAGTTTACACCAGGAGTTACACCACTACTAGCCAAGGTACTTGTAATTACAGTATTGGCCTGTATCAAATTGCCTGTGATTGTGCCAGGCACAATCAAATTACCTGTGATGGTATTTTGTGCTACCAAATTGCCTGTAATAGTATTAAGGGCAATCAATGATCCTGTTAAGGTCTGGCTTTGAACTAAATTGCCAGTAATTGTGCTTAATGCTATTTGTGCATTGGTCAATGTGCGTGATGCAATTTGTAAAGCTGTAATAGCGCCAGTTTGAATATTGTTGGCCACAATGGTATTGGCCGCAATGGCCACATTGGTTACAGCACCTGGAGTAATGGTATTGGCTGTAACAATACTGTTGGCCAAATTTTGCAAGGGAATTGGAGTATCATCTAAAACAGGTTGAAAACGTATGGTTGGTGCTGTGGTGGCCACATCAAAGTAAATAACACCGCCACCATAAGGAGTATAGTATAGGCCTTTGGTAGTGCCAAATCCGCCTGCTACCTGTGTCCAGTTGTAATCTGCTGGATTGTTACTGATGGTGGCGCTGTTGCTATTGCGAGTACCAAAATATTGTCTGTTTGTACAATTACTACTAAATGCAACAGATCCTGTTGGATCATTGGCATATTTTACATTGATATAATTGTATAGATAACTTACAGTACCTTGCAAAACACTACCCACTTGACCAGTGTTGCTGTTGGTTGTGACCACATTGGCATTGGCAATTATATTGCCTACAATCTGCACAATGGTGTTGGCTGTAATATTATTGTTATTGAGATTGGCCAATGCATAATTTACACTGGATATTACGTCACCATAACTGGTATTGGTATCTAAAGCAAAATTACTCATTAGCGAGTATCCTGGACTACCGTTACTTGCCAGTTGGCAGCACTCAACTGCCAGTTGGTCACATTGCTGGTATTTCCAACCTGCATGGTGACCACACGAGATTCATTTTGATTTATCTGTGCCCATGGATTGGCAGTCTGAATTGGCATGGTTACATTGGCACTATAGACTACAGCATTTGCTACACTATCAGCACCACCAATAGTGATGGTTACATTACCTGATCCATAAACTTCTGGCAACACGCGATGCACCAACACAGACGCAGAGTATGGTTGACCATAGCTGATATTGTTGCGTTGGAATAGACTGGTAATAGCAGTATTACCAACAAAGCTATTGCCATAATCTTTTTGTATGAGATATTGATTGGTATTGAAAGTACTGTAAATAACTCCGCGTGTGGCCAAATTGATATTGCCATTGATATAGCGTGGACTTTCTGTGGCCATGGTTGCCTGACTAACCTGACGTGGTGGTTGCCATACTTGCAAATCATAACGATAAGCCAGCATTTGATTGCAATATCCAGTTGATGTAAGGTCTGGATAATAGATCTCAATTTGATATTTGGCAGTATTGTTGATCATAAAGATTTGATTGGTATAATTACTGTTTAAATTATTATAAAAATAATTTTTGACCTTTTGATCACCAATGGGTGTAAATGTACCGCCATCAAACTGCCAAATATCTCTGGCATCTACACCGTAGGCCACTGAATCAACCACTGCCCAACAATTTTCATTGATTAGGCCACGACCTTGGCTAACAATCTTGATACCAAACACAGGTGCATAACTTGACTGATATGCAATGGGACTCATTAAAACTGTGTCCCAATAACTACAAATATAAAAATTGCCATTGAGACTAAAACCATCAATAGCAGGACCACGCACAGGAATTTCAACTTCGTTGGCCACGTTGGTTATAGTAGGTGCCCAGGTTGTTGGTCCAGAATTAAGACCAAAATTTTGACTCCAACGTATGGTGGTTGGTAAGTTTTGAATTGTACCACCTGTGGGCGAAATCACATTGTTGGCCACTGTACCTGTTAAATTACCTGCTACCAATAGACTTCCCACATTGGGACTGTTATATACACGCAAAAATCCTGCGGTCAGGCTTGAATACAAAGGAACAGTATTGCCATAGATACTGTTGTTGGTTACATCATAATTCCAAACATAATTGTAAGGAGCACTATCATACAAATACAACAGATTGGTGCCTGGCAACAAAAACATGGGAGGATTAACCATGTCATTTAAAAATAATACATTACCACACCAGGATGCTGTAATGACGGTGCTGGTATTGTAACCAGAAAAATTGCCTATGCTGGGAGTAATATTGACAATATTACCTGCTTGATCTATAGCATACCAACGGCCTTGTTCTGTGGCCACGATCCACCAATACACATTGTTAGATCTAAATCCTGAAGTAACAAATATTTGATTGCCTGGAACGTTGGCCAAAACATATTGATCACCCAGTACTGATTTTACAGAGCGCACATCAGTTTCTATATTTTGACCCACATTGTATTCATTGGCAGCCAAGGCGCTGGATGGCACGTCAGGTGTAAATGTCATGTTGGTAAAAGGCGTTTTAACTGTTTGCATTGCCATTATACTGCGCCTCCACCATTGATATAGCTCCAACGACTATTGTTAGTATCCCAGTAGGCAATCTGTCCGCCATTGTCTGACACAGCAGCCATTTGACCTATAGCACCTGTAAATGCTCTCAATGTGGCAGCTGCATAATTTGATACTGCAAAGAATGTGTTTGAACTGCTTTGTGTGGTATTACCATTGAGTGCAATGGTAC